GCGCTTGCTCCAAAGAATGTCGCTACTACACCTGCCTGAGCAATATAGAACATCTGTAGCAGGCTGCTTAAGGCATTCAATCTTTCGATTGGTAGTATGGGGAGAAATAAGAATCCAGTGAAGAGAACCATACTACCCATGGCGATCCATGCCATTCTTCTGAGTTGGTCCTCTTTGGCGTCTTTGTTTTCGAGATCGATAAGTCTCTGAGTCTTTTCGAATTCATTATCAGAAACTGTTCCATCGCCGTCAATGTCCAATGTCGCATACTTAGATCCTTTCTCTAATACCTTCTGTGCCATCGTCAGCTCTTATCGCTATTGCCATAGAAAAATCCTATCACAGTAGCAACTGCTGTACCAAGCAAAAATCCCAAGATAATATCAGCAAAATGTTGGCTGCTTTCTGGCACGTTTAAGAATGTGACACAGAAGAAGTATAAGGTTGAGGAGATAGCCCAAAACCACGAGTAGTAATATATAAAATGTGCTGCTATTTTATCACCTGATGTTAAAGCTTCTTTCGCTTGAATCCTTGCATCACCGATTTCTTTTTGTTCCAATTCATTTATTTTAGCCATGTTATTCTCCCATTCCAATTTTATCTTTTGCAAATCCAATAAGCGCATCTGATACCTCTGAGCTGATACCGACTACACCCGTTACTAAAGCACCAATTATCAAACCTATTATCAACACACTATTAATTATCGATAATACAGAGACGAATCCTAGATTTGTCTCGATCCCCTTTAAAGTTTCTGTCAGTATCTCTACCTTTTCGATCTCGTTCTTTTTTCGATAGTTTAATAACCAAGGATGATATTCAGAATCTTCATCGGGTTCTTTGATCTCATCTTCAGCCATAACTTCCTATTATTTCATCAACATCAAGGCTGCAACGCCGCCAGCAACACCTATCAACACCACTAATATTACGACCGCCATCACAACCTGCTTGGCATTCTCTGCTTCGATCTCACGATTGTGTGCATCTAGAGCAGCACGTGCTTTTGCTTTCTTATATGCTTCTCTCTGAGCAGGATTCATCTTAGCAATCCTATCACGTTCTTGCTCAGCGGCTATCTCTTGCATCGCCTGCTTACGAAGCAACGCATTATTCTTTGCTATGTCGTTATTGATCTGTACTAGTTCGTTGCGAGCTTTTGTAGCAATATTTTTAGCTTTGACCTTTTTCATGTCATCAGCTATACCAAATACGCTATCGGTAACTGCTTCGCCCCAGGCCTTGCCTAGGTTAGCTGCTTCTTTTGGGTCTGTAGGTATCATTCGAATTCCTCTTTACATTAAATTTTTTAATAAAAACATTGTAAAAAGAAGTTCAAATCATTTGTTCTTGTATTTATTGATTTCCGATATTTGTCTCGTTAAAAGAACCAAAAATCCTTTAGAATCATATACTGTAAAGTATATCTTACCATCTTTATAGGAATTTTCGTATATCTTATACACTGAAGCTCTTACCGCATCCACAAGATGATGCTTCATTAGGGTTCTTGAATACCAGAGCAGAAGATCCTAATTTCTGTTCATAGTCAAGCACTGTACCTATCACATACATCAGGCTCATCCCGTCTACTACTAACTTCTTGTCATCGTTCAGATCAACAACTCCATCGAAAGGTTTGATGGCTTCATCCAAGAAGTTATACTCGTAGCTAAATCCTGCACATCCTCCGCCTTTGACTTGTATCTTGATCCCATCCTTGTTTGCTGATAAACAAGAATCTAATAGATACTTCTTGGCATTTGCTGTCAATGTCACAGGTTCATTGGGCATAACTCGTCCATTCTTCTGCAAGGATCGCTGCCTTCTGGAACAGATCAGGATTGTTCTTGCCCCAGACCCTCATTATGACAGCTGCCTTTGCGTTTGCTTCGTTTTCGTGTTCGCTTCCATCCTCGCCGCTGTCATGCCTGAGAACATTGTCCATGTCTTGCTTGTAATGGACGAGCTCATGAGCTAGAGTCCTCATGACATCCATCACATGGCGATTTCCGACACTGATCTCGATCTTGCCCTGTCCGACCAGATACCCGCCGAAGCTCTTGCGGTCACTTGCAACTTTAGGATCTTTGATCAGCGTGACTTTAGGATGCTTCTTGATACCTAATCGGTCGCTAGCGAAATCGACAAAGCTCTTTATGATCTTTGCGGTATCGTCTGATTCTTCTTCTTTTATGAAATCTTTAAAACTAATCATGCGTTTGCTTTCAAAAATATATTTTATTCTCTTGACATTCATACCGATATACATTATATATATTTATGTAGCTGCCTAACGGAGCTATATTTCCACAATCAACCTTGCTTTAACAGGAGGTCTATATGACTACTTTTGACTTTAATAAGTTCTTTGACGTTGCTTTTCCTGCAGAAAAATTTGGAAGGCATTTCGTAGGTTATGATGGTGTCATCAAGAAGTTTCAAGAAGCTTCTGAGACGATGGCCAAAGTTATCCCTAATTATCCACCATACAACATCGTCAAGGTAGACGATAATAAGTTTGTTATCGAGATGGCAGTCGCTGGTTTCGGTAAACAAAATCTCGACATCACTATCCAGGATGGCACGCTAACGATTGCTGGCCATACTAATGTAGATCTAGAAAATGAACAGCTTGAGTCTGCATATATCTACAAGGGTATTGCTGATCGTCCGTTCACTCGTACATTCTCTATTGCAGATTCAGTAGAGATCAAAAATGCAGATCTTATCAATGGTATGTTGAAGATTTGGCTCGAGGCAATCATTCCTGATTCTAAGAAGCCTAAGAAGGTTGATATCAACGAACCTTCTTCTCCAACTGTGAAAACAGAAAAGAGCTTTTTAGCAGAAGGGAGCAAATGATATGTCAGATATAATAGAAAACTTTGTAAAATGGTATTCCAAGAGGATTAAAGAATCAAACACTCGTAAAGAACTGTCATTTCTTTCAGATAAAGAGCTATCTGATATCGGCATTTCTCGCTGTGATATCGACCGTGTTGCTAAAGGAGGCACACGAAGATGGTGAGTCCTGGCTGGCCAGATATCAGAGAGAAGTGACATTTATTATTAATGAAGGTTCCAAATAATACGCAAGGGGGATTGATTTCCCCCTTGACATTTTTGTATTATGATGTTAGGATTTGAGTATGAAATTTTATACAAACGTTTTTCTTTATCGGAATGAAGTATACCTTCGCGGCTATGAGAATGGCAAGCGAGTGAAGGAGATCATCCCGTATCGTCCATATCTATTCATACCTTCCAAGACAGAAGATAATGTATATAAGAATCTACAAGGAAAGAGCGTAGATAAGATCGAGTTTGAATCTGTATATCAAGCGAGAGATTTTATCAAGAGATATGAGAACGTAGAAGGATTCGAAGTTTACGGATTGACTAGTTTCTTATATACCTACATCAACGATGCTTATCCTGGTGAGGTCGCATATGATCCTAAGACCATTTCTATCGTCAATATCGATATCGAAGTCGCTGCTGACGAGGGTTTCCCGAACATCGAGACAGCAGACAAAGAGATCACTGCCATCACCATGAAGAAGGGTGATGTATACGCAGTCCTGGGTTGCGGCGTGTTTGATGTGTCTAAGCTGCCTGATGATGTCCGATCTAAAGTGAAATATCTGAAGTGCAAAGATGAGTCAGAGCTTCTGTTGAAGTTCTTAGACCTCTGGCGTTCTGATTGGTTATCTCCAGATGTCGTCACAGGATGGAACATAGAGTTCTTCGATATCCCATACATCGTAAATCGTATCACTCGCATCCTAGGCGCAGAGATGGCAAAGAAGCTCTCGCCATGGGGGATGCTAGAAAAGAGACAGATCACTATCGGCGGACGTAGCAAAGACGTCTATGTACCTCAAGGGATCTCGACCTTAGATTACATGGGATTGTATAGGAAGTTCTCTTTCACTATGCAAGAATCATATCGCCTAGATCATATCGCTCATGTAGAGCTAGGTGAGCGCAAGATGGATTATTCTGAGTTTGATTCTCTCTTTGACTTATACAAGAAGGATTATCAGAAGTTCATCGAGTACAACATCCGAGACGTCGATCTCGTTGACAAGTTAGAAGATAAGCTCAAGTTCATCGAGCAAGTGTTTGCTATCGCATATGACGGCAAAGTCAACTATCAAGATGCTTTCACTTCGGTCCGAATGTGGGATGTTATCATACATAACTATCTGCTAGATCAGAGGATCGTCATTCCTCAGAGCAAGCACACTGAAAAGAAAGGTCATATCATCGGCGGGTTCGTCAAGGATCCTATCGAAGGTATGCACAACTGGGTTATATCTTTCGACTTGAACTCGCTGTATCCACACCTGATCATGCAGTATAATATCTCTCCTGAGACATATTTTGGCACATTGAATCTCGAGGGTGAGGATGCTGTAGATAAGATCCTAGACGGATATCTCGATACATACAGGGATGATATCAAGTCTAACAATGTCGCTTGCACAGGTTCTGGGATCCTGTTCAAGAAAGATAAGCAAGGATTCCTCCCGCGCCTCATGCAGAAGATGTATGATGATCGTGTCATCTATAAGAACAGGATGATCGAAGCGAAGAAAGCGAACGAGTTAGATCCTTCATATGAGCATGAGAAGGTCATCGCTCAAAATCATAACCTTCAGCTCGCAAAGAAGATCCAACTCAACTCAGCATACGGCGCATTGTCTAACGAATACTTCCGCTGGTTCGATGATAAGTTAGCAGAGGCGATCACGCTCTCAGGACAGCTCTCGATCAAGTGGATCGAGCGTGAGATGAACAAGTATCTGAATAAATTATTTAAGACGAAGAGGATAGATTATGTCTTGGCATGCGATACGGATTCTATGTACATTACGCTTGAGCGTCTGGTCAGTCAATGCGGCCTTGAGGGCAAACCTACTGAGGAAATCGTCAAATTCCTTGACCGAGTGTGTGAGGATCGACTTGAACCTTTTATTGAGCACTGTTACGGACAGCTTGGCGAATATGTTAATGCCTACGAACAAAAGATGAAGATGAAGCGTGAAGCGATTGCTGACAAAGGTATCTGGACAGCAAAGAAGCGCTACATCATGAATGTCTATAATAACGAAGGTGTGCAGTATGCTGAACCTAAGTTGAAGATCACGGGCATCGAAGCAGTTCGTTCTTCTACTCCTCAGGCCTGCAGGGAGAACATCAAGAAGTGTATCAAGCTCATCATGACTTCAGATGAGGATGCGGTCATCGAATTCATCCAGAAGTTCAAGAAGGAATTCTTCACGCTTCCTTTCGAAGAAGTAGCATTCCCTAGAGGCTGTAAGCACATCTCAGATTACTCTAGCCGTACTACGATCTATAAGAAAGCGACTCCTATCCATGTAAGAGGTGCATTGCTGTACAATAATCTGCTAAAAGAAAAAAAGCTAGATAAGAGGTTCCCTTTAGTACAGCAGACAGATAAGATCAAGTTCTGTTACCTCAAGATGCCTAATCCCCTTCGTGAGAACGTCATATCATGTCCGGGTAACCTACCCAGGCAGTTAGGTTTAAATCAGTATATCGACTATGAGACACAGTATGATAAATCATTCGTCGAACCATTGCGTACTATTCTCGATGCCATTGGTTGGAAAGCAGAGAAACAATCCAGTTTAGACAGTTTTTGGAGTTAACAGATGAAAAAAGAGATATTTGATTTTGATTTTGGCATGGATTTTGCAGACGATCTACAAGATGTAGTCGCAGATCAGTCGATCAAGGCGAACGTAGCAGAAGCGAAGGCACAGAAACTATTTGATATGATCATGCCTTTGCTCAACAACCTGAAGAAGAATCCTGATAAGCCGAACATCGTATGGCCAGATCGTCAGAAAAAGATCGATGAGTTCATCTCAAAATTAGAAGCAGTATTGAATAGTTGATCACAATTAGTTGTTGACAATACTATTCATCTGACATACAATAACAACAATATCATTTCATACAAGGAAAATACATGTCTCTCATTCAACGTCTCATGAAGAATTCTACAATCGATTCTACTGATATCCTCGCTGATAGCAAAGTCTATAAGAAGAAGGATATGATCACTACTAGCGTTCCTATGGTGAACGTGGCACTTTCCGGTAGCGTAGATGGAGGACTGACTCCTGGCCTTACTATCATGGCAGGTCCGTCCAAGCACTTTAAGTCTGCCTTTTCTCTCCTTATGGCAGCAGCGTATCTAAAGAAGTATCCGGAAAGTGTTCTTTTATTCTATGACTCAGAGTTTGGTACTCCTCAGGGTTATTTCGATTCTTTCGGTATCGATATGAAGCGTGTACTACATACACCGATTACCAATGTCGAAGAGCTCAAGTTCGATATCATGAAGCAGCTTGGTGATATTGGACGTGATGATAAAGTTGTTATTATTCTAGACTCTATGGGTAACCTTGCATCCAAGAAAGAAGTCGAAGATGCAGAAGCAGGCAAGTCAGTCGCAGACATGTCTCGTGCAAAGGCTTTTAAGTCACTGTTCCGTATGGTGACACCTCACTTGACCCTCAAAGACATCCCTCTGATTGTCGTCAATCATACATATAAGGAAATCGGATTGTATCCTAAGGATATCGTCGGTGGTGGCACGGGCGTTTATTATTCGGCAGATACGATCTGGATCCTCGGTCGACAACAGGATAAGGACGCAGATGGAATTACCGGATACAGATTTATCATCAATGTGGAGAAGTCCAGGTATGTTAAAGAAAAGTCTAAGATACCTATCACAGTTAGCTACGAGGGCGGGATCCAAAAGTGGTCAGGCCTACTCGATCTCGCTATTGAAGGTGGTTATGTGGTTAAACCTTCTAATGGTTGGTATCAGTTGGTTGATCGTACTACTGGTGAAGTAGTCGGCAATAAGATGCGTGCTGCTGATATCGAAGATAATGGCGAACTGTGGAAGGGTGTATTGGCCACGACAGATTTTGCTGATTGGATCAAGCATCGCTATACATTGGTTGGCGGTAACCTGATTGCGAGCGAGGATACTGATGGATGATAAAACACTCAGTGAATCTTTATCAGACATTTCGAATTCGTTTAAAGAAGCATCAGATGACTATGATCGGAAAGCTGAGGAGTATTGGAAGAGCCTTTCATATGAAGACCAACTACAGGCCTTCTACATCGTTACCAAGCGTATTCACAAAGGGGACATCGTGGAAAAAGGATCTTATCGATATGTTCTCTATGATACTTTCGGCTTTGATTTTGATAGCTATATTATTGGTATGGATAGTGGGTATCTTGATATCCATAACGGCTTGGTAAAGAACGATATTTGATGTGTGGAAAACAGTTGAATATGTAGTGAGATGGCGCAAGCATTCAAAAGATGTCAAGTTCTTTTTAAGACATTTTAACTATAATAATGGCGGGCCCATCATCACTTATAAGATAGGATCATTAGTCATCCAGAAACATCAAGTATATGTAGGGAAAAAATGAATCAATCAGTTAGAGTGCTTTATGGATACAAAAATTGGGTGGCGGTATACAATCCATATGGTGATTGGTTTTATTGGAATGAATGTAGATTGCATTACACTTCGTGGAAAGTGGGTCCTATAATGATAAAGAGGTATTGGCGTTGATGACGAATGAACAGATGGAGGCTAAGATACGAAAACTATCATTGCCGTTAGAAACTCAGATAATGATGTCTTGTGATACTCAAGAAGATGCTGTATTGTTAGCGGTAGCAATGCTTAGAAAGGTCATAACTATATTTGACTACCATTATCAACAACAAGGCCGCAAGGCACTGATAGAGACATTTAATACATGATCGAAAAAACAATCCTATCACATCTAGTATATAATGAGTCGTTTGCTAGGAAGACTCTGCCTTTTCTTAAGGATGAATACTTTCAGAATCAAGTAGATAAGACAGTTTATAAGCTGATCAATGATTATGTTATCAAGTATAATAATACACCTACGAAGGAAGTCCTTCATATCGAACTGAAGAATAGAGAAGGCATCTCAGAAAGCACGTTCAAGGACTCTAAAGCTCTGATCGATGATCTTTCTGTAGAGAATACAGAGATACAATGGTTATTAGATTCAACAGAGAAGTTTTGTCAAGATAAGGCGATATACAATGCAATCATGGCTTCGATTAAGATCTTGGACGATAAGAGCGGATCCTCCAGTACAGGTGCTATCCCTACTCTTCTATCAGACGCCCTTGGCGTGTCTTTTGATATCAGCATCGGTCATGATTATTTTGCTAATGCTGATGATCGTTTTGATTTCTACCATCGTAAGGAAGAACATATTCCATTCGACCTTGACTTCCTTAACAAGATTACTAAAGGAGGTCTTGTTCGAAAGACCCTTAACATTGCACTGGCTGGCACTGGCGTTGGCAAGTCCTTATTTATGTGTCACTGTGCTTCTTTTAACCTGACACAAGGCAAGAACGTCCTATACATCACGATGGAGATGGCAGAAGAAAAGATCGCAGAACGCATCGATGCTAACCTGCTAAATGTGACCATCGATGATCTTGCAGTCATCCCGAAAGAAGCATACGACAAGAAGATCAAGCGCATCAGGGAGAACACTGTTGGGAAACTCATCGTCAAAGAATATCCTACTGCTTCTGCTGGGAGCGGGCATTTCCGTCATCTCATCAATGAGCTTCGTATCAAGCGAAACTTTATTCCTGATATTATCTATATCGATTATCTCAACATCTGTTCTTCTAGCCGCATTAAGGCTGGAAGTAATGTCAACTCATACACGCTCATTAAGGCAATCGCTGAAGAGCTACGTGGTCTTGCCGTTGAGTTTAATGTTCCTGTGGTTTCTGCTACTCAAACTACCCGAGGTGGCTATGGCAACTCAGATGTCGAACTGACTGATACATCAGAATCCTTTGGCCTACCTGCAACCGCCGATCTGATGTTTGCTCTGATATCTACAGAAGAACTCGAAGATCTCAATCAGCTGATGATCAAGCAGCTAAAGAATCGATATAATGATCCTACGATACATAAGCGCTTCGTCATCGGCATCGATAGGGCTAAGATGCGACTGTATGACGCAGAGGTATCTGCACAGGATGGGTTGATGAACGACCAACCTGTGTTTAACAAGAGCGGGTTCGGTACAGCAGTGGATCCAGAGAAGAAGAAAAGGTTCAAGGACTTGATAGTATAAAGATTAATCTTAACGAAGGCTCAACATGCTTCAACCGTTAGCTGCAAAAGATTTCTTTTGTTCTTCTGTAGCATTGGGATGTCTCGCTGCCGTCTGCCTTACCGCAAAATCCTCATCTTTTAAACCTCTTGTAATATGTTCAGGTGTAGCTTTTCGATTTCCCACTGCCAGCATCCTTACATAAGGATCCTCATCTTTTAACGCTTTCGTAATATGTTCAGATGTAACATTAGGATTTTGTAGTGCTATTTTTCTAACATGAATATCACTGTCATCTAAAGCCTTATGTATATGTTCAGATGTAGCATTAGAATTTCTCATTGCTCCTATTCTTACACTATAAGCAGGATCTTTTAACGCTTTCGTAATATGTTCAGATGTAGCTTTTGGATGGCTAGCTGCTGAAATTCTTATACCCTGTACGCTATCTTTTATACCCATGTCTACATGTTTAACAGTAGCATTAGGATTTGTTAATGCTCTATCTCTTACACTATCATCCGCATCTTTCATTCCCCTAGTTAACTGGCTTTCAGTAGCATCTTTATGGCCAACTACTGCACGCCTTACAACGGATTCTTTATCATTCATAGCATGATCTCTATCAGCTTCTGTAGTATCATGGCGACTTATACCAACAGATCTGACACCCTCATCAGGATCTTTTAAAACTTTGGATAGGCCGCTTCTAGATAATTTTGGATGCTTAGCAGCTCTAACCCTTATTTGTTCATGTTTATTCTTTAATGCTTTGTCGATATGTTCCGCTGTTGTAAGAGGATGATTTAGAGCAATTGATGCGTTATTCAAATCTGCGCCATCATCGGTGAATTGTGGTAGATCTTTTGCTTCTATGTGTTTTGGATGGACTATTAAAGCCGTGTTCTGCAACGCAGGGTCTTTGAGAGCAATCTTAACATGTTCTTTGGTAGCGTTTTTATTTCTAATTGCGCCTCTTCTCACACTAGGAGCAGGATCTTTCAATCCTTTTGTGATATCTTCTGTTGTTGCTTTTTTATGAGATACAGCTTCTGCTCTCACTGTTTCATCTGGATGAGACATAGCTTCTTTTATGTGTGCATTTGTAGCATTAGGATGTTTGATAGCAGCGATTGCTACTTGAGGTGCAGTATCTTTTAATCCTGTGCTAATTTGTTCTGGAGTAACATCTGTATTGGTCTTGTTAAAAGCAGATGCTCTAATTTTAACATCTTTAGCTTTTGCCATCGCTTCCTTGCCGGCAATAACCCTACTTCCTGAATCATGATATACCCATGGATCTTTTTTATAAACCTTTGTTTGATCTAATGGAAAATTCTTTTCTGTCCATTTTTTTACTGTACCAGCAAAAGAA